TGCCACGCACTCAGCTTGGTCAAGCCATCGTTGCCGCCTGAGGCTGTTGGGTCGTAGTATCTAGCGACTAATGCCATTTACGACCTCGTTGGGTTGACTGCGACTTTGAGGAGATTATTCAGTTGAGCCTGATTCTCAAGTACTGCAAGGTCCTCAATCATTCTTTGTCTTAATGTGCGAACGTCGTTTGCTTCTATAGGAGTGCGCTTGTCACCTGTTGTTCCAGATCCGTCTTCTATTAATCCTCCATCAACAGGGATTAGATCATTCATATCCTTTGCGCTCCACTCTCCAAGACATACTTGAGCAAAGTAGCAAAGTTGGGCTTTAAGATCTGCATATTTTCTTGCGCGTTCATTACAATATTTAATTGCTGTTGGGTCTGTTACTGTCATTTCTAAATCCTCCGTTTAAATGCTCTCTCAAGCATAGTTATATATTTTTATTCTTATCTATCCACGCATCATCAACCACAATATGGTCAACTATATCCATGTGTCGCTCGCCGCCCAGTTTAATTTGTGGTATGATATATCTATTCACTATTAACCTCTATGTTCTTTAATATATTTGATTGCTTTTACGAGTATCATTGGTTTATTATCCACGAAAAAGTTGTTGTGTACTTGCCAACTCAACGCTTGAATCTGCATCATTACTGAACATAGCGGGGGTGATAAATTTTCTTAATCTCTCACATTGACTATTAAATATCTCATATAGTGTCAAGTACTTATCATCTGCGCCAAGTTCAACGTTATTAGCCCCCACTTTGTCAAGAGCTGCTTGTCTATAACTATAGTATGTCCCGTATTCCTTCAACACACTATTGATAGCAGTAGATGCTTCACCAGATGGATTAACATCATAACTATATGATAGATAATCTATATGATCATTTGCAGCCGCCACGTATCCTGACATGTTGAAATCTGAGAATACCGTAGAGGTGAGATCTGATTCTGCAACGTATGTTCTAAACGCCATTTGGTACCTCTTTGAAAGTTAAAATGGGGGCTAGAGAACCCAGCCCCCAAATATTTGCTTAGAATTAAGCTACGCCGCGAGGGGTCTTGAAGGTGTAAAGATTACCTGCGTTATGAGGGGTGACGATGTATGTACCATCAGATTGTCTTGATGTACTACCATCAACATTAGCCATAGCATAGATTCCACTTGCTTCAATAGTCTTAGCAACACCATTTGAATAACCACCAGCACTAAGAGAAAGAGTTCCTTCTATTTCTCCAGTATCTGAGATATAAACAAAAGCGGCTCTTTCGTCTTCTCTAACTCCACTAATAGTTACTGCTACACCAGAAGTGGTAGCTGTAGCTGTAAGTGCTGTCCAAACGCCGTTTATGCCTTGGATATTTGCCATTTTAATTAATTCCTTTGTGTTTAAAGTGGAGCTAGAGATCATCTAACCCCACTAATATATTATAAGGGATTACCCTATAATTGTTTAATTACGCTTGTGTGATTACACTTGTGAAATTACACCAAAAGCGGTTGCTTCACCAAGAACAGTCTTAGCACCATAGATATACAATCCTCTGATACCAGTACCAAACTTAGACTCAAGATCTATAACCTGGCTATCAATAAGGTTACCAGCAAAGGTAACAGATGATACAGTACCAGCAAAGATATGAGAACCAGCAGCTGAGGCATTGGTTAGGTTATTTGAAACACGAACATCAAATCCCATAACTCTACCAACTCTACCGTTTGTGTATGCGTCTTCAGCACTAACAGAACCATCAGTCTCTAGTACTTTATTCTGTACAAGATAGTTATGGAACCAAGGTGGACAAACTAGGAATCTTCCTTCTTGATCTACGTCAGCTTCATCAAGACGTTGAGATAAACGACCAACATACCCAATCACACCACTAGTGGTAGACTCAGAGATGTTTACGTTTACTGGAGTACTAGATGTTCCAAGAGCACTAGTTCCAGTTCCGCCAACAGTTAGAGCGCCAGATGGCATAATTGTTTGAAGGATGTATGTATCTACATCCTTAGCAATCTCAAATGCACCGCGTCTTGCAACTTCAGGTATAATTAAAGCAGCAGCTTGTTTTGAATCAACTAAACTTACCTGCTTTACGAACTTCTTAGCCTGATCAATATTAAGAATCTGACCAGCTGAATCTACATTACCATAACTAAGTGTTTCGTTGTTTGTGTAATCGCTAGTGTCTATATCACCCATAGAAGGGATCTTTACACTATCGCCCTGTTGTGTAATAAGACCTTGATAATCAGTATTAACCACATTACCAGCAACTAGAACCTTCTCTAGTCTTTCAAGGATGAATGCACCCATTACGTCGGCAGGGATAAAATTGTTTAAAGACATTTTTGTATTTCCTTTGTATTATAACTTACTTACTTTTTAATTCCGTAAGCTTCTTTAACCTGGTCCATATTAGCCATAATAGCTTCTCTATCACCAGATTGTGTGATGGCATCTATATTGGTAGGTATCGTTTTAGTTGGTACTTTACCTGTGCCAGGAGTTTGAACTGTTTTAGCTATGTCTTTTCTAGACTCTAGCAAGGCTGTCATGCCTGTATCAAAATCTAATCTATTTTCTCCATCAATAAATACTACTTTGTCGCCTTCAAGGTCAACTTGTTTACTAGATATCAATGATTGGATAAGAAGATCTGCACCATAAACTTTATCAGTAAGGACAGAGGTTAGTTTAGCTGAAATTGACTTGTTCTTAGCCATTCCTTCAGCACTTTGTCTAGCAGTTCTCTCAGTGTCTAGCTGTGTAGTTACATTAGCTAGTTTATCATTAAGAGCCTTTAGTGTAAGTGAATCACTAGGAGGAGTTGAACTCTTCTTAATTGAGTTAGCAACAAATTCATCAAGGTCACCGTCTGCATATCCAAGTGCTTCCATAGCTGTCTTGAATTTTCTAAGCTTTGAGTTCTCAATATTACGTTTGCTACTCTCAGTAATTCCTTTGGACTTCTCAGCCTCAATTAAAGCAACGACTGCTTCCATTTCTTTAGTCTTACCAGCTTGCTCTAACGATGCTTTCAAGGTTTCTAAATCCATCTTTGTCTCCTCGTCCTTCTAGGACAGTTTATATGTGCTCCAAGGCACTTAAGCAAGAGGTAATTATTCTCCTACTGTATTGGTTATCACTTTAGTTGTCTTGCCGTTTAATGTTTCTTTTAAGACTATAAGTTCTTCGTCGCTCATATGATTGAAGATGTCACTCACCATAGCTCTCTTGATCTCTATATTAACTTCCTCTGACATCTCTAATGATAGCATATCTTTAAGAGTAGTAAAGTCTGAAGTAATAGTAGGAGAGTACTTGGAAGGATAAGTAACCTCATATTTGATAGTCTCATTTACATACTTACCAAATAGAACGCTTAGGTCTTGTTCATATTTAACAGCTATTTTAGCAGTCTGTTCAAGCAGTGTACGCTTAGATATAAAGGAATAACTGGCAGCAATACCTGAATTAGCCTTTTGAACGCCTATAATGCCCTCTGATTCAGCTAATTTGTATAAACTGTCAACAAGTTTCTCATTATTATCTACTAACATGGTAACTATTGCTGGGTCAGGGCCTATAAATCCAGGAGTAATATTGATATCAGGAGTAGCTGGTAGTATAATTGCATTGTTAGGTCCTACAGTCATGTTATTATTATTAGTCTCAGTCTGATAGTATAGGATACTAAATGCCTGTGATCTCTCTTGATCTCTGATCTCACTGTCTTTATTAAATATAATATAATTAGTTTTAGCTACATCATAGAAAGGAGGTCTAGGTAAAATATCTTTAACATTTACACTTGACACTCTAATGACAGGTGTAACGCCGAGGCCGTGGATAAATGTCTCAGTAGATTTAACCTTATCGCCATCTTTAACTTCTACTACCTTAGTATTAGAGTCCCATGTAACATATACCTTAACCATATTACCATCACGTTCTTCTTCATTAACAAACGTTATGTTCACTAGGTTACCAAAGATGTCTTGTGAATACTTATATACTAGATAAGCAGGTTGTGTGTATATGTAAGGAAATTTACGCTGATCAATAGCGTCTTGTGTTACTTCAGGAGTGGATTCAAAGTTATCCATTACTACAAAGGTAGTGCCATGCAGTCTAGCATAGGTCACTACATCCTTAGAATTAATATTAATAGGTGTCTGACTGTTATCTACGTTCTCTAAGAAGGAATTAAATAGATTACTATTAGATTCTCTAGATATATTGTTGTTATACACAGGTACAATCATACTATTAATAATAGGTTTCACATAGTTTCTATATGCAGACATTGCCTTTCTATTATCATAATAGCCTTCTCTTGGGAAAGGATATAGGTATGAGCCATCTTTAAATCCACCACAACCCTCAAATGCATGTGAAAGAAAGACATAGTCATTAATTGAATTGATGTCTATCCCTTTGTTATTACTATAGTTAGGTGTAGTTGTGTTTGTTAAAAACTTGGTTTCTGACATTGTTTATCCTTTAGTTCCCCATTAGATTACTGCGAATCATTTGTACTTGAATTGGCTTAACAAGCATCTCATATGCCCCTGTCAAACTATCTACCATGTCATCATGTCCCTTGCCTATATTTTCAGGACTGAATCTAGTGCATTCATCAAAGAATGCCCTTTTGAAAGGCATGTTATTAACAGTGAAATTACCAAGTTCACATTGACTGATCCATGGTAACGCTCTACTAATCTTATCTCTAGTAGGCTTTATAGTTCTTATAACGTGATTAGATAGTGCTGATTCCCTACGTAAATCATCAACAATTGCCATCTGTTGACCAGAACCCTCTATACCTAATGTAATATTACTTGTGTCTTTTAATGCTGTCTCTATGATTAGCTTCTTAAGGTCTGGGTACTTAAGCTTGTGTTGCTTCATGTCTATTATTTCAAACTTATTGGAATTGTCCTTGCGTAATAGGCAGCCACAGCTGTAGTCACTTGTCTTCTTGATAGTTACAGCCAGATCCCAGAAGCGTACTCCGCTACTATGGTTATCAGATGAGAAATCACTAATGTTAAACCAATCAGTTGATATTAATGCTCCTTCAAAGTCTACTATTAATGCTTGGAGTTCCTGTTGAGCAAATGAGCTAGTATACTGCTTCTTTAGATCATCTATGTATGCTTGTGGTAGGAAGGGTGACTCATCAATAGGTTGCCTTGACACAGTGAGATTATCATTGGTTACAGTAGTCACCTCACCATCAAATACATGTGCCAACTTCTCAGCATTAATAATATCATAGAACCAGTTCTTGCCCCTAGTAGTAGATACTAGACCCCAGAAGCAGTCCTCAGAGTTACGTAGTCTACCTAGTAATATATCAAAGGCTTCTCTTGATACCTCTCTGGCCTCCTCAATGAAGAAGCTATGTAAATTATATGATCTTAGTCTGTCTGGTTCATTAGCGGATCTGAGTAATATAGGAGTGTTATTAATAGTGAACGTCATGTCACCTATGTTAGCAGTGTATGGGATACCCAGCTGTTCAGCTATGTCTTTTAGAGTCTTAAATACGACATCCTTAAGATTTCTATATGAGAAACTGGCAATAAGAGTATACCTACCCTTACTTGCTTCCATGATAGCAGCCAGACACATAATCAGTGTCTTACCACTACCTAGTGATCCCACATAGATGCGTCCTCTGGTCTTAGCTGATAGGAAGTCTGCTTGTGCTTGAGAGAGATTCATTTTAACCTTAGTATTTAAGTGCTGCTATGATCTTTTCAACCTTCTCATCTTCATCAGTGCTTGGGACAGGTGGAGTGACCTTCTTAGGCTTTCTAGTCTTCTTCTTAGGTTTCTCAATTGGCTTAGACATACAGTCATAACAGGTTTCATACTTGATAACAGCAGGGCAATGAGCGCATGAACAGCCTGATATCTTCTTACCACATTCTTTACATATCTTTCTAAAATGTTTAGGCATAATTAATCTCTCTTTACAATGTTAAATGTTATGTTCTCTTGTTTAGGTGGTTCTTTAAAGGCATCTGGATCTGTGTCTCTAAAGTTAAAACCTAATTTACGTAATGTTTTCAGATAGTAGATTGATGGAGTCGCCTTACTATCAAACATACGTATCTCATGACTATATACTATGTGTAGATAAGCTCTACACAATAGATCTCCTATCTCAGACTCCTCATCCATATATTTATGTAGTGTAGCTAGATGTTTAATACCTAACGCAATCACTAGTCCAGAAGCGGTAGGGTAGGGGTTTTTAATAAACTCGTCTACAACTTTCCTCACTTTATCTACATCTGTTAGTTTTCTACGTGCTGCCATTAGTTGTGCTTTCTGATATATTCTAATATAGTGGAGTCTTGATTGTTGTCTCTCCACTCATTGTTCCTAGATAGTATCTTGTCAGGATTCTTTTTATAGGCTATACGTTGACGCTCTTTAACACCTTCCTTGTGATCTTGATAGTAGGTATTTGCTCTAGTTTTTGCTTCTTCTCTGTGAGTAATTGAATATTCATTCCATTAGTTTTGTCTCCTTATAGTTGTTTACAGCCATGTCTATTGTGTGTTTAATATCAGTAGACATACGAACTTTAACAATGTACATTACTTTATCAGATATATCATCCATTGAGGTTGATACACACGCCATCCCTGATTTTTCAGATACATTTTCAACCTCTCTACTTATATCTTTAAGTTCTCCAACTGTTACAACACAATTGATTGCATATCTTACTTTCTTTTCCATTAGTTTTGTCTCCTTTATAATGGGTTTTAATTATCGCTCTTAATTATATTTTCGTGAGCTGATAATATTTGTAAGTTACTATAGTTAAAGCACTTACGTTGCTCCTCTGGCTTAGATAGATCAAATTTTGCACAAGGTTTGATGTGGTCAACGTGATATTCTTTACCAGAGTAATTGTCTATGTTAAAATCTAAGTGGCCATTAGCTATTGCTGAGAGCTGTAAGTGAATGAGTAGTGAATCTATATCACATCCTAATAGCTCTAGTGTTGATTGTGATTTAGTTTTGCCGTCTAACGCACTTGAGAGCCTTCGTCTCAGGGTATTAAGAATTTTAAATTTTTCATCAGTTTTCATTCGTTCTCTATTGTATTTAACATGATATTCTTTATTCTCTAATCTCCACTTAGATTTTTGTTCTCTATTTCTAGTCTTATTTGATTTCATCCAACATTTGTGTGATTCTATAATTTTCTCTTTATTTTTCTCTCTGTATTTGCGTGCTGATAACTTAACTTTCTCTTTGTTTTCCATTTTCCATCTAGCTTGCATGATGTTCGCGCATTTTTTACATTTTGTCTGAAGAGATTTACCTGATTTATAAAAGAACTCTGTTGTAGCTTGTAATTCATTTTTACATTTGGTACATATTTTAGTCATTGATTTCCTTTAACTCATTATTCATGGTTGTTTTAAGTCTTTGCGTTTCATCAGTCCAGAACTTATATGTAGCCAGGGCATGATTCCAGGCGCGGCCAATGTTATCAGCGAATTGTGGTGAGTTGAAATACTTGTGTTCTTTGTGAGAGTTGAATATATGTCTCATTTCATCAATTGCATCACCCACATAGGAGCTGAAATGTACAGCATCTAGGTTACCTATTCCGTTTTCTTTTAGCTTCATTTTTGTCTTAAGCTTTGCTGCGTCGTACATGTGTCTGTCTCCGTCAACTATTGTACACACCTCACCAAATACCATTTCAAAGTGATTCATTTGATTTCTTAATATATTAGTTCTTGCTGATTCAATATCTATTGTATACTTACGGGTTAAGTCTATGATATTTAGTATTTTAGCTTGGAAGTTGTTTTTTATGAAGCCGAGTTTGAGAGGGCCTATGCTTAATGTTAGTTTCTTAGATAGGAATAAGGCCACTATTATAATTATTAGTCCTGCTATTATAGTGTATGGGTTGGTTAAAAGTGTGAGTATCATTAAGGTTTTCCCTTAGTTCATTAGGTATTGTTGAATCTTCTCAAGTATGACATCAATTCGTTTAGTCCAATTGATATACTTATTGGAAGAATAGGCTAAGTATAATAGATATTCTTCAGAAGTTAATATTTTCTTGATATCAAGAGAATAGTTATACAAGCCATCTGGACTCTTGGCTTCTTTAGGATAATTTAATGTTGTTGTTACTTTCTCAATATGGTTATCATGTAGAGGGCGTACTGCCTGCATAAATCTGTCTCTAACGGACTTTAAACGCCAGTAGAAGAATGTATCAAAGGAACACTTCTTATCATTACCAAGATCATATTTGTTTATTTGCTCTAGCATGTCTAGATATATGAACTGGCGAAAGTCTTCTTTGTAATAGGTGTCAACCTTAGATAGGTATTTAGCTTCAAATATTGTATTGTACTCGTAGGCTAATTCGCTCCATATAAGATTACGTGGCATTTTAGCATCTGGGTGAATAGCCTTATACCGACTTATTAGTTTTTGGACTCTTTTGCTGTTCATTTGATATCTCCTTTTGATTGCCTAGTATCTCATTCATCACTAAGAGTTGTGCTGTTAATAAATTTTGCATATTATTTATTAGTAATTCTTCTACCTCTTTGGGTCTAGTAGGTTTTTTTTGACCATCACAGTCAAGTGGGGTGTTATCTCTAAGTTTAATCATTATATATTCCATAGGGTATGTTTGAGTCTTAGTAAGTCATTAACATCTATTACTATCCAACTGTCTTTCCAGCCATATTTTTCCTTACGTGTATAAGGAGTGTATGGTTTAGGTTGACCTTTGAGTGTAATAGGTGCAGCTCCATTTACTTTAGACTCTACTAGCTTAATTAGATCATATCTATTAACTATTAAGATGTTTTTATCACTAACATATGCCATCATGTCGGCTGAGCCATATAGAGAGCCCTCATATCCGTAATTATTGAGTAATTCACTCGTATATCCCCAATTTCCTACTGATTTTACATCAAAACTGGCAATTTTATCGTCTTTTAGTAGAAACATATCTATATGTGCTCTCTTGTTTTGCTTATCTGTTGAAAGGAATGGCTTGTGACCATTAATTATTGCAATATCTCTGAAAATCTCTTCACTTTTAGCGCCTTTATCTACTTGTTTAGAATAATTACTGTAATAACTCATTCTTGGCTCGGTGGTTATCTAAGTATACTATAGCATTAGCTAAAATATTAGTGTCGTCGTTTGCATGGCCCAACATTAAATTACAAGATCGGCATAATATACTACGGACTTGTCCAGTCTCATGACAATGATCAACATGTATATTCAGTGTTTTACTACCTAATGGTTTTTTACAACAATCACATACTCCCTTTTGATCAGTAATCATTTGATTTTTTTGATCTAATGTGATTCCATAGGTGCGTATAAGATCTCTATTAATCTCTTGATTTCTTGATTTCTTATACCAAATAGGCCATGATATTGCTTGTGATAATTTGACACACTCTTTACAATAGCTAGCTATATATCCTTTAGCTTTATTTCTAAAACTAAACTCAGATACATCCTTTTCTTTCTTACATTTGCTACATACTTTAGTCACTATATGCCTCTGTTTCTATATAATTCTCTAGTGCAATCTCAGGACTGGCTCCCATGCTGACAATCTCTTCGTCAATTGTCACTATGTTAAGCCCTGGTGTTATTTCTGTAATCATTAGTGTATCTCTCATTGGTATCTCCTCTTCCTATGTATTTAGTATACGCACACTTTGACCATAAAAAATTATTTATTTAATATTTTTTTTACTATTGGTCTAATGTCGTCTCGCACCCTTTGGTGAATCCTTTGTTTAGTTACACCGAACTGTTTTGATATAGTTTCGTGTGTTGGCTCTTCATCATCGCACTTCATCATGAATATTCTTCTATTAACTGGTGACAGCTGTTTAAGAATCTTTTTCTTAAGATCTGTAACTACTGATTCTTCCTCGTTATCTATTCCTCTATATATAGCCTCGTCATCTATGAGCAGCTCTTTACCAATCTCTTTGTGGTCTCTCTTTAGTATACTCATGTATGAATATCTAACCATGTAAGAAATCCATGTGTCAAATGAAGCAAGCTCTGGCTTATACTTAGATAGGAAGTTTCTATTTTCAATAAATAATAGTATATCGTGAAACATATCCTCAAAGTACTCACTGTGTAGATTAGTGATTTTCTTTGTTAGCTTTCTAAGGTCATGATAGTTTTTTTCAACGAAAATTCCCCAGTCTTCATAGTATTTCATAATTATCTCCTTTTGTATGTTCTAATATAGTATAAGTAAAATATACTACAATGTGACCTGTCTGTGGGAAAATAATTAAAATAAATAGTTTAGTGCAGGTTGGCGACGTGAGGTGCATTTCAGCGATTAGTGAAAATAATTGTTGCGTTTAATTATGTAATGATGTATAATACTTATGTAGGCAACAGTCTTAAGCTGTGGGGAGATAATCTGGCTCCCCAGCCTATTTTCTTCAAATCAGATATAGTCCTTACTAACAGAAAGAGAGGACAACCAATGATAGTAAATCATCTACATAGAACACATCCAAAGTGGAAATATACTTCTAAGGAAGCCAAGCTACTATTCTTTTATCTAGCTACGTTTGCTGATGAAAGCACAGGTTGGTGCTACGTATCAAGAAATACAATAATAAATGATCAGATAGTTAGTAAGAATCACATCAAACAATTTTGTGATGAATTAATAGATGCTGGTCTCATCATTAATTTTAAGAAGGGTAATAGTATTACTCACGAAGCTAATGAATACACTCTTCTAACTAAATACATGATATCCCTTCAAAGTGACTACCCTAGTACCTCTCAAGGGACTAGCCCTAGTACCTCTCAAGGGACACCAATAGATCTTAACAAAAGATCGCTTAATAAAGCTTCTTTGAACATATATAATAAACCTTCTAATGAATCAAAGAGCATTCAAAGCACGTCTATTAAAAGTAGACGTAGATATACTCTTAATGAAATGAAAGATATTTATCAAGGTATACTTGTAGATGCTCATAACGATAATATATATGACGTTAGAAATAACTTCACTAAGAATGGTAAATTCACTCTTAAGGTTACTAGTATTAGAGATATTACCAAACTAGACACCAGAGATAAACAAGAAGAATACTTTATCAATATTGAGAAAGAGTTTGACCAATTACGAATGGTTAGACGTGATGTAGATGAATGTGAGGTCTTATAATGAGAAAGCGAAGAAACGATTGGGGAATAGATATACATGAACTTGAGAAGCATTCACCCAGTAAAAAGAAGGATAACGCGTCTCCTGTAGCTAAGAATCATCCAAGCAAGCTAGTTGCTCGTATAAAGGCGTGTAAGCCAGGTAATCTACGTAAGCAACTCTATGACATGTATCTTAGATCAGCTCGTTGGAAGGGTCTTAGAGGAGCTGTCATGGCAAAGGGTAAGAAGTGCTCTAAGTGTGGTTCTAAATCTAACATACAAATACATCATAAGTCTTACGAACATCTAGGTACAAAAGATGAATTCAAAGATCTTATCCAACTATGTAGAAGTTGTCATAAGAAAGAACATAGAATTTAGGTTACTTACTATTAAATATGACCTACGGTCTGCCTATCTTATTATCAGTAATAGATATAATCTTAGGTTACTGAGTATCAGCTATGTTTTTCCTATGTTTGACTCTTCTATTGTACTTAGTTTTATCAGATTCTACTTTGGTAGGTTTAGGCATAGGTAATCTAGGTATGTAATATCGTTTAGTCTCTGATTTCAAAATGACAAAGGTCCCTAAATG